CTTTCGGGGGCCCGCATAATCGCGGTGCCACGGACAATTTCATTAAATATTAAGTTCATGATTACAGGGAGTTAGGGAAAGAAAATTACAGGAGGAAACATGAAAGAAAATACAAGCTATTCCCTACTTGATCTAATTCCATCGAGCCACCTCACGAAGTCCTCCACACATGCGAAACCTCCTAACTCGAGCCTCCCCCGCAGTGCACGTAACGCGCGGCCAGCCTTCTCCAAATCCTTGGGTGCATCCGGGTCTGCCCCATCTTTCAATCTGAATGTCTTCGTTTCACGCAGATATTTCGAAATGGGGTGGTGATGTAGCCAATTAAGCCAACTCCTCAGGTCATTCCCGAATTGCCCCTCACCCACAAAAGCGTCACCTCTAATGATGTCCATGAACTGCCAGGCATCTACGCCGCCTGTTGCCTCTCTGAGATAAAGTGATGAGACACCCTGCATGAAATCACGAAATACCTGGATATGTTCAGCATTCTCAGGATAGTCTTCAAGTTTATAACCACCAGGGGCCCGCCTCCAGGGCGCTAATTCGGGGTAAGGAACGGGTTCGTCACCAACAGGTCTGATGGAGCCGTGCTTGATTGGAATAAATGGGTCCTCCACACTAGCACCAAGTCTTCTTGCTTCCCTGATAATGATGAACCTTGACAACATGTGATTACAATTATGATGATTATGAGGATTGTCAACCACCATTGAAATTACTGCCCCCTCATAGACATCAATATCATCATGTAATCCCTCGGGCCAGAGCAACTTCTCTAAGTTATCATGGGCGGGCCTAATCGGTAATCCATCATGAAGCCAATAGCAGGATAAGAACTTGGGACAGCCGGAAAACCTATACTCCCACCTGTGCGACCTACCTCGAGCATTGTCAATCACCACCTCACCCTCAAAGGGGACCCAGACTGCCTTCTTCAACATACCAGACGTGCCGCGACTGAGATCAGTGCCTTCCGGAAAGCAAGCTTGAACTTTAGTCACATGGTAAGGGGGTCGGTGGATGAGGAACTCGTCTTCACTGATACCCGCCAGAAACCAGTCGTTGAGAAGATCCCTGATTCTGCGCAAATTCGCCTCACCTGGATCAAACTTAAACAGAGTGAGATTGTCATCACCAGCACACATAACCTCAACGTCATCATCACCAACACCTATTTCAGCACAGACAGCCTTCATGTACAGTATATTCAGCGCAGTGTCTAACCAACCAGTCCATAATGACCCACTTGGAACCATCCCCTCGATGCCAAAGACACCTCCACCATCAAGAAACACTGGCCTCTCAACTAATGCGCGAAAATTGGAAGTAGTATAGGCATGGAGCAATCTTTCTTCACGTGCTGACTTGGGATTGAAACATGAAGAAATCAAAGACACCATAAACTCGAGATCCTCCCTGGGCCTTTCTCGATCAAACTTACTCCAATCTAATTCAACAATAACAGCAGCATCCTTGACCCCATTCCAGATGTGCGCCCAGTCAGATGAGGCCTTCACAACGGCATTCTTGAAACCTGATCTTCTGTTAAGGCGCTTATGGAAGGTGTAAGTAGATAGCACATTGTACAGGGGGCTACTACAACACTGTTCCAAAGCGTCCATCATCATAACGGCCCTACCAACAGAATCACCCTCAGAAATCTTCTTCCTAGCCTTCTCTTCAGTTACCAGTTTCGACCTAAAGCCAAGACGAGCTCCAAACCACGGTAGACCCTCCACACCAAAATCACTATTACCAAATGAATTGAAGTACCACCAAGCCTCATCCTGCAGCAACTGCCTTAAACCATTCTTACTCCTAACACCAAAAGCTTTCAGAACTGGACCACTAGTAGCAAAATTGTTGAAATTCTTCACACGACAAGCATCAGGACCATCGGGCACAGAGAAGTCACCCGGCAACTGGAGGCGCGCCCTAGCAACCCGAAAGGAATAGACATCCCTTAACAGCTTACCAGGGCGTACGGTGGATGCATTGGCGAGAAGTTTGAGGGCATCATTGGAGCTGCCACCCCCACGATACATACTGGAATCAACTTTCCAATTCCTTACTTCTCCTCCACCAATGACCCACCGCACCGCGCACTCATACTTGCTCCTGGACATGGGGATCATCCTCCCCGGCTCCGACTCCCACGATTTGAAGATCTTGATCCTGCCCTCCGGCATTCCTTGACTTGTTATGCACCCTTGAAGTTCGTGCTTGCGTTCTAACCGGCTGATCGATTTGTAACCGCTCTGCCTCACGTTCAGCACGCGACTTTTGTCTGCGCCTCTTAGTAGCGGGCGGTTGGTTGGCGTTTCCCCCGGTTTGTGAACTTTCCCTACCGGAATCTTCTCCATCAAAGTTGAACGGGTTGACAATGGGAACATTAACAGCCACTTCTCCATGAGCGGCCACCAAGAGACTGCGAAAGGAACCAGCTTGCTTCTTCTCCCCAGACCTCTCCAGATGTACAATCTTCTGGTTGTAATAGTCTCTGACAAAGTCTGACCTAGCAGGATCACTGAGATAAGCACAGAAGTGTGCCTCTCTCACCTTGTTACCAAATAGCTCAACAGCCTTCTCAAATCCACCTTGATACTGGGCAATTGCCCTGTAACCTTTCTTCCGACAATCATCTTGATACATCAGGTATGCATCTGACTTCACCCTCGTGTTGTCAGGGCCTTCATAAAGCGCAACAGGACCATACTTAACCTTAATCTCTTCCTCAACAGCTTGCAATTCTTCATCTAACTGCCTTAACTGACGACGTAATTCAGCCATCTCTTCCTCGATCGGAAAACGCCTTTGTTTCCGCTCCCGCTGGTAGTCAGCAATGATGGCATTCCCCATCTGGACAAGGGCAACGTCCTTAGTGGACATGCCATCAGAAGCTTTCTTATTGAGGGCCCTCTTCTTAGCAGCTTGGGTCTGAGCATCCCTTCCTTCAGGGGACTTCAACCACTTGACAAAATTCAAGAACTCATCCAGTTCAGCAACAACGGACATATCCCAGAACCTATTATTACCCAGGGCACACAGGGAGATCAATTCCCTCCTCTCGGTTATAGCGGATAGCGGCTTGATGAAATCACAGAAAGTCTTGGCGGTGTAACCCCTCAAGAGCAGGTCATCATAGTTGAAAATAGCTTGGGGGAACCCAGCGGCAAGGAGAGGTGTGATGGCAGCAGTAACGGTGTCGATCTCTTGTTGCTTAGATGACAGACCACCAATAGGAGCATTCGCTGCAATGTTATCATCACGTTGAGCTTCAAAGTCAGCCATGGGATAGTTGAGACCTGCAAAGATGTTAGTGAAAATACGAGATAGAGGAATAGAATACACTTTGAAAGCAAAAGGATACAGAGCTTAGCACTTAAGAAGAGATGAAATTGCCAGATCGGAAGAGCGTCG